TTATTTCCAATACGCCTGTGTGCGCTTCCCCTGATTCGGCAGTCCCCCACGGTAAAAACATTGCGTTGCTCAACCAAATACGCTCTGCGCCGCCACTTATCCACTTAAAAGTACCAGTAGGATTCGAACCAATAACCGCAGAGCTTGAAACAGGCATTGCCTCAAACTTAATCATCATTTTCTTTGAGTTGATAAGCGTTTCCACAATATCCTTAACATCGATTTTTAGAATGCTAACTTCCTCAGTGGTGGTAAAGCCAAATACTTGCTTCCATTCGCCGGTAGGCAAATCAATGCCACCATTATTGCTCCCAGCTTCCGCATACAGCCTACCGAGTGCATCCACGCCAACGCTCTGGGTCATAGCCTCGGTCTTGGCAACCGGCATGACACCGCCCAGCCTTTCTGCCGTTGCCACCGGGAGGGTGTAACCGCTGGTGTTCCCACTCGGAGAAGCATTTGCAAGCATTTCAGAAAATTCCGCTTCTGTCCCAGTGTATCCGCCGTCCTTAGCGTATTGGTATGCGGTTTTACCCGGTTCTCCCTTCGGGCCTTTTATGTTGACTGTTTTCGGATTTTCCAGCCCTTTGTCATTACTCCATGACAAATCTCCATCTTCTGATACTGTTGGCGTGAAGGTTGCGCCGTTCTCAGCGGGCTGGCCGCTTCCGTTTGAGCCTCCATTCCCACCTGCGCTCTCTGCGCGTTTCGCCGCATTCTCGGCACGTTCGGCAGCATCCACGGCCGCTTGTATTTGCTCGGCCATGATACTGACATACGTCTTTGAATCCTCGGCGCAGTCGTCGGCGACTTCCTTCGGTACCTCGATGTGGAAGGTTTCGGTTGTTATCCGTCGGCCGTCCTTGCCGAAAATGTTCACCTCTGCCGAAGCTATACCGGCAACAGTGAACGACTGGGGCGGGAGTTCAAAGTGCGCTTTGTCCCCTTGGCAGGTTCCGTCCTGTAGCACATACTTCTTGTCCGGCTTTGTGATTTTTATCACAACACTAGACTCGGCAGGAATCTTGTAAGCCTCCTCTATGGTTCTCCACTTGGAAGCCTGCCGCTCGGTTTTGAGGGATACACACAAACAAACGCCGGTATCGTGGCACTTAACCACCGCTTTTTTCTCGGGATTATTTCTCCCAATAAACGCTTTGATGCTGTACGTTATCATACTTTTGTGCCTCCTTTACCAGTCGCGGGGGACTACTCCCACCGCACGGCGGGCCGATTGCCCCGACAGCTCCGCTTCCAGTTCGCGGATCTGCTTCCTCAGCTTGTCAATCCTGTTCTGAATATCCGCCAATCCTGTCTGGTAACGTTGCAGATTTCTGGAGCCTATGGTGTAGCCTTGTACCCCGTCCTTGCTGAGCATTTCTTCCTCGCGGGCGAGGTACATATCCAGCCGCTCACGGGTTTCTTTCAGCTCTGCGCGTATGGCTTCCTTTGTGCGTCGTCTCATGTGTTGGCCTCCTTACCAGTCGTTGAAGAACTCAGGCGCAACAGTATTCTGATACGGTTGCTTCGGTGCTGGTTTCTTCGGTTTTTTCTTTTCTGGCAGGTCTTTGAGCCGCCGCTCCACCGCCAGTGTGTCGGGGTCTATGATTTTGAAGCCTGCCAGCGCATAGTTGCGGCAGTCTAGGGCCTCGTTTCGGTTGTGGCCGGGGATCTTTACCCACGCCCACCGGTTGCCTCGCTTGGTCTGAGTGAGTTCCAGCTTCTCAGACAGCAGGCCGTTGAAGTAGTACGCATCGTAGCCGTAGGACTCGCCGCGCGGAAAGTGGCAATACTTCGGCCCGGACTCCTGCACCTTCAGGGCCGACATGATTGAAGCCTTGCCAGCATCCACGCCCAGCGTGTACAGCCAGCAGGTGATTTTCTTGTTATCACGAATCGGCACCTTGGACGGCGGAGTCACCAACGGGATCCCGTCGCCGCCCTTGCCCTTGATGGCAAAGACGCGCTTATTCTTCCGGGCCCGACATTGCTCGTACACCTCTTGGGTGTAGTGGCCGCCGGAGTCCACGCAGGTGATGGAGATTCGAAGCCCCCGGCCGCTATTCCTGAACCGGTAGAGGTGGTCTATTACGTCGTCCAGCTGCTTCCATACCTCGGCCGTGTCCGGCTTGCCCATGATATAGCCCTTTTTAATGCCCCACGTTTCGCCGTAGTGGCCGTGCCCCACTACTTCGTATTCCAGTCGGTTGTCCTGCGTATCCACGCCGCAGGTGAGCACCAGCACGCCCTCCGGCAGCTCCACCGGGGAGCCGTCGGCGTTGGTGCCGTAGTCCTCCCGGCGGGCCAGCATGGTGTCCTCGTCGGCGAGGTCGCCGCGATCTTCCCACAGCTCGCCCAGCAGGGTGTTGAATGTTACCTGTAGCTCCTGCGGGTCGTCTCTCGTTTCTAAGAATTTCATTACAATCTTCTCCCATGGTGTCCACGGTGATGAAAAGGCGTTCAGCCAGAAGGAGCGGCAGCCCTTCTGGTATGCGTCAGGGTTCCCGGCAATCCACTTTGCAGGCTGTCGCCGCATAACTTCCTCGGTGTGGATGCAGCCGCAATGTGGGCAGCACCATGTCACTGGGCCGTTTATCGTGTAGTATTTTTTCCCCCGTACCTTCTTCGTGTCGAAGTCGAAGTGGATACGGTCGAATATGATCTCGCCATACTCGCCACAGTCTGGGCACTGGTGGCACCACCGCTCCTGCGTGCCTTTGTAGTAGCTGTCCTCGATATTGGACGCTCCTTTGATTGTCGGCGTTGATACCTCCACGGCTTTCCGGTTGTAGAAGGTCGCCTGACGTGCTTCGGCCAGTGACCACGGATCGCCCTCGGTGCCGGCGCTCTTTGCCCAGCGGTCGCGCTCGTCGCCGAGGATATACCGCGCAGGGGTGGAAGCCAGCGCCGAGGCACTGTTGGAGCCGGTGATGGTCAGCATGCCGCCGGGGAAGGATTTCTGGAGCATCGTGTTTCCTGAGTCCTTCGCCTTTATGTCGGCCACCTTCGCTTTCAGCCGCTTGCTGTCGTTTATCATTGGAGCGATACGCAAGCGGGAAAACTTTCGAGCATCGTCGAGGGTAGGCTGCACAAACAGGATAGAGCCGGGGTCTTGGTCGATGATATAGCCGATTATGTTCAGCTCCAGCTCAGACTTACCAACCTGAGAGGCCGCCACCATGACGATGTGGTTTATTTTAGGATCTGAAAATGCCTCCATAGGTTCCCGGAGGTAGGGTGTCCGCGAAGTGCGCCACGGGCCCGCCTCGGCGGCGGTCGCTGGCAGGCGGCGATATTTGTCTGACCATTCTGCCACCGTCAGTTCCTCCGGTGGCTTGAAATTTCGGAGGGCTGGGGCTATGGCTGCGTTTAGCTTCTTCGCATCCCTTTTACTCGTCGGCTTCATCGTCGAGTTGTATACTCCAGCCTTCCCGATCCCTCACCCGCCGCTGGTATGCCTCGGGATCGTATTGGTAGCCTGCGAGTTCGTTCAGGATTTTATAACACTCCGAACGTATCAGCTCTGAGGCTTCGGCCGCGCTGGCTGCCTGCGCGACGTCCATTGCCAGACGGCCGGGCAGTGCCATGACCATGCTGCGGACAGTGTACACGAGGTCGTTCGTCATGGCTTCCACGTCCTCGCTCCGGTGCATATTACCTTCCAGCTCCTTGAGCTGCATCTCTGCGATTTTGGCCTTGCTCTGTTTGAGGTCAGCCTCGGCCCGCAGCTTGTCCGCTTCGGCCGTCTTGGTGTCGGGGCTTTTCTGCTCCTTGCCGTAGGCTTCCTCTTTGAGGTGCCTTATGTATGCCTGCACCGTCGGCAACAGGTCGAACATATACGGCCGGGATTTCGCCGCCGGGATTATGCCCTCCTTTGCAAGCTGCTGCACTCGGCGCTCGGTAACGCCGAACAGCTTCGCAATGATGGCCGATCCTTGCAGGTTTTTCTTTACCTCCGCCACGGCGTCACCTCCTTTCGCAAGTGTCAAACGAAACGAAACGGCCTGAAAAAATTTTTCCGTGTCTAGCTGGATTTTGGGCTCGCCAGCACCGCAGGGCTTTATTTTTTGTCACAGTACCTTTTGACCCGCTCCATTCGCCCCATAAACGCCGCCTGTTGGCTTTTTTGTTTTGCCTTGTGCTCTTAATTACTGAGCCTTTGAATCGTTTCTGTGCGATTGTAGCGGGCAGAGGGGGCGGCCTATGACGGCCCTACCTCATGGCCTGCTTTATATGGTGCTCAAAGCGATCGCCCAGCTTCTCGCTTATGTTCTGCTCTATTGTTTCTTTTGCCCTGCCGTCTATCATCTGTGGCACGGATAGTGTACGCACTGCTTCGATAGGCATACGGGCCTCACTTGTACGTTGGAAGGGTAGAGATACCCCTCCATTGCCAGAGGCTACAAACGTTCCAGTAGGTAGGCTTGAGCGCTTGCCCTTGATGATTGTTGCCTTGACCCTATACTTCTTGGGCGGTCTTATCATTGCGACGTTTCCGGCATCTGCTATGGCTTGACCGGGTATTCTGATTGCTTTGTCCTGCTGTGCCGCTGGCTGCTGCTTGGGGCTCATTTTGAAGTGCACCGGGGTGAGGGTACGGCCCTTATATACAAGGGTAGCCCCGTCCACTTTTACGCCCGCAACTAAAATTGAAGTATTTCCGCGCTTTGGCTTCTGGGTTGCCTCTTTTATGACCGCTGTCTCTACGCCGTAGTGCTCCCGGATGCCTTTGGATACCCACGCGGGTGCTCTGCTCGCGAAGTCGGAAACAGTGCGCTTAATAGCCACCTCTCCGCCGCTCTCCAATTTTCGGAGGCGTTTTATGAGCTCGTTTCCTCCGGCGCATTTCACGGAGAAGCTGCCGCCTGTTTGCTTCCTTCTTCCTGTGTAAAATAAGTCGCTCATGCGT